TATATTCATTACTATTGAAACTGAAGGATCTCATTTCCTTCCTACTGATTATCCTATTAATCTTCTGTCAATTTCTCCTAAGTTTTCTAATAGCGTTCCCGTTCTTGGTGTTGCTACCCCTCAAGGAGCGACTACAGACCAGAGAATGATTGATAGACACAATAAATTTAGATTAAATAATGAAGCGATTAAAAAGAGTATTGATTATCATTCTGACTACCATATTAAGCCTGTCCTTGACAAAGACCTTTCAATGGTGGGGGAAGTAGAAGACTTCCTAAAAGAATTAGAAATACCTGATGATAAAGTTTGGGCTATGCCTGCGGGAGATGATAGAGAATCTTTATTTGAAAGTTACGGACCTGTAATGAACTTTGTAAGAGACAGAGGATGGAGATATACAGGTAGAAGTCACATTATGGCATTTGGAACAGAAAGGTGTGTCTAAGCAAGAAGCCCTTCGTATATTAGAAGAAATCAGGGAAAATGTAAATACATGCTGTGCCATTACTATGGAACCAGATGATGTATTAGTATTAATTGATAAATTGGAGAATTATATAAATGGAGAATAAACGTAGAAAAATCCACGAGGAATTAGAAGTAGTAAAAGTAGGTTATGCGAATGGTGTTGCTGAAGGATTCCCACTTACAGACAAACAAAAACTAAAAATGATTAACCAAGCAGAAAAGGCTTATGGTAAATTCTTAGATGCATTAAAGTGTGATTGGAGAAATGATCCTAATTCAATGGAAACACCTCGGCGTGTAGCTAAAGCTTATGTGAATGATTTATGGGAAGGTCGTTATACAGCTATGTCTCCTATTACTTCATTCCCTTCAGATGGTTATGATGGTATTATTATAGAACGTAATATACCATTAACTTCAATGTGTTCTCACCACCATCAAACCATTGGGGGTGTTGTTCATATTGGATATATAGCTGGAGAAGGTGGACAAGTAATTGGTTTATCCAAACTAAATAGAATTGTAGAATTGTTTGGTAGAAGAGGAGCAATTCAAGAACAATTAACATCAGCTATCCACAATGCTGTAGATAAAATTACAGATGGAAATAAAGGTGTTGTTGTTACTATAGTTGGAACACACAATTGTGTTAGCTGTAGAGGAGTTAAACATCAAGGTGCAGCAATGGTTACTACTAAAGCATCTGGTGTATTTAGAGATAATGATAGTTTAGCACGTAAAGAGTTTTTCGATTCATTAAAAATTAATAATGGGGGACATAATATTTAATTATGTTAAAAATAGACGATAATAAAATAAAAATAAGTTGGTGGGATTTAGATGATCTTATTGATGAGTTATGCGAAAAGATAGTAACCGAAACCCCACTAATAGATTCAGTTTGTGGTATTCCTAGAGGAGGACTTATCCCAGCAACTTTGATATCTCATAAATTATCCGTACCTTATGTAAGTCTAATAGGTAAAAATACATTAGTGATAGATGATATTTGTGATAGTGGAGTAACATTAAAAAATTCTCCTGGGGTGTACCATGCTGTTTTACATTATAAACCCCATACTTCATGTTTTGAACCTGATATATATGCTAAATTACATGAAGGAGATGAATGGTTAATTTATCCTTGGGAAGGATTTGATTCCCCAGCAATGCAAGATTATTTAATTAATAAACCAAAATAAATATGGAATATTGGCAAGTTAAAACTCAAAGTGAATTCGAAAATGATAAAGGACGAATTCAAAAAACAACTGAATTATATTTAGTTGATGCAGTCTCAGCAACTGATGCTGAAGCTAAACTCTATAAAAGAAATGAAGGTTTTTCTAATTTTAGAGTAGTAGAAGCAAAGAAAACTAAATTTTTAGAAGTTATATCATGAAAAAATCAAATGTACCATTTGTAAATGAAGTAGAAGAATTTAATGCTACATTTGGCAAACCAAACAATTATGAACCGACAATACCGGAAGAAAAGGAGTGGAAATTCGTATACGACTTTGTACTTGAAGAGCTGGAAGAATATAGACAGGCATGTGAAAAAGGAGACATCGTGGAAATTTTGGATGCTCTGTGTGATATTGCTTATGTTTCCCTCGGGAACGGCACTATGTTACACGGCCTTAAGGATAAAATATGGCCAGCCTATGAAGAAGTACAAGCCAGCAATATGTCGAAGTCTTGTAGCACTGAGAAGGAAGCCATGGAGACTGTCACCCTCCGCTCTAAAGAACAAAATGAGCCATGTCACTTTGAACAGGTCGAAGACCGATTCGTAGTGTATAGAACAAGAGATAGAAAGGTTATGAAGTCAATCAATTACTTCAGACCTGACTTACACCAATTCTTTACAGGAGAGGAATTACAAAAATCTAAACCACAGCAACACTTAGGAATTTAATGTATAAAAAATGCTATCAGGGTAAAAATATAGGTAAAAACCTGTATGAAATGCATCTATGGGAGTCTGATGGTAAACATCAAAGAATTAACTATCTTGTAGAAGCATATCAATTATGTGGTGAAAACCAAGCAGAAGCTCATGGGTTAGGAAGTGAACCTCTACGTAAAATTAAAAATTGGAAATTTAGTAGAAGCGAAAAATATAGACATGATAATACTCCTAATTTATATTATGGGGATTCAAGACTTGCTAAAGATGGTTGGGTTCAAAATTTTTTAATTGATCGTTATGGGACTAATGATGAACCTTCCACAGGACATCGTGAATTATACTTTGATATTGAGTGTGAAATTGGAGGTGCTTTAACAGAGGAATACATTGAACGTGCTCCTATGACTATTACTTCTATTGCTTGGTGGGATAAAATAGAAGACCATTGGGCAATTCTTATTTTAGATACTAAAGACCAATTAAAACATACTAAAACAGGAAAAAATAAAAATAAAGAAATCATTCCTGTAAGGACTGAACAAGAACTACTTGGAAAGTTTATTGAAAACTTTAGACGTATTGATCCTGATATTTTAATTGGTTATAATAGTGATTTTTTTGATATTCCTTATTTATATTATAGGATTTGCAATGTATTAGGAAAAGAATTTGCCGATCATTTATCTCCTTTAGAAGGAGAAATTGATGAACCTATTTCATCTAAAAAATATTCTCAATATTATTTTTCTAAAGACCAATCTGTAAGGATTAAAGGTGTTGAGTCTTTAGATTACATGAAATTACATAGAAAATATAGTTGGAAAGATGAACCAAGTTGGAAATTAGATGCTATTGGAGAAAAATATGCTAGTGTAAATAAAATTGAATATGAAGGGAATTTAGATCAATTATTTGAAACCGACATACATAAATTTATAGAATATAATTTCCGTGACGTTGAAATATTAAAATTATTAGACGAAAAACTTCAGTATATTGCTTTAACTAAAAATCTATCTCATAAGGGTAAACATAATTATGAAGATATTTACTATAATAGTGTAACCCAAGATGGAGCAATTTCTGCTTATTTATTATCTCAAGGAATTGTACCTCCTAACAAAGAAATGAACCCAGCAAATAAAAAAGGATATGCTGGTGGTTACCTTTTTTGCCCCAAAGCTGGTTTATATAAATACATGTTTGATGAGGATTTAACATCGCTATATCCTTCAATTATTATGTCATTAAATATTGGTAAAGAGACATTACTAGCAAGAATAGTTGATGCTGATGATCGTAATAATAGATTAGGATTAAATGATTTAAAAGAAATGGATCCTAATAAAGAAATATTAGTAGAAAACTTTGTAAAAAATACCCAAAAAATGCAACCTGTATCTAAAGTTATTGAAACTATAGAAAAATTTAATTTAGCTGTATCTGCAAACGGTTGCATGTTTAGAACTGATAAAGAATCTGCCCTATCAACTATATTAGCTAAATGGTTTAATGAAAGAGTTGAGTATAAGAATAAAATGAAAGCTGCATACAAGGCAAATGATAAAGAAGCAGGTGAATATTATCATTTAATGCAGTACACAATGAAAATTTTGCTTAACAGTTTATATGGGGCAACAGCATTACCTAATTTTAGGTATGGAATGAATTATGCTATATTAAGCGAAGCAATTACATTATCAGGTCACAGAATTATCCAAGAATCAGCTTTATGTGCTAATAAACATATGAATAAAGTTATGAGAGGAAAAATTAAATTAAATATATAATGACTTTAAAGAAACAATCAATTAGAAGAGGAATGCATGTAGTATTAGATGGACGTCTTGTAGAAAAAGATGAACTAATACAATTAAGTGAAAATTGGACTGAATCCCAAGAAAACTTTTTTAGAAAAATGTTAAAACAGGGTGGTGAGTTTAAAATTCAAGGGAAAAAATTTAATATTACTTTACAAGATAAAATATTAGACTCAACTGGAAAAAAAGATACAGGTATAATCACAATCCCGGGATTAGATAGTAGATTTTAAATATGGAATATAATAGAAAAATAGGAATAGTAGCGGGTTGTTTTGATGTAATGCATCCTGGGTATGTACAAATGTTTAAAGAAATAAATAACAATTGTACTGATTTATATATACTATTACATGATGACCCTTCAATCGAAAGACCTGAAAAATTAAAACCAATACTTTCAGTACAGGAAAGAAGAGAATTGTTGGAGCAGGTAAGTTATTTTTCATACCCAAATATACTCTCTTATAATACAGAAGAAGAATTATTATTTCTAATTAAAAGTATAGACCCAGATATAAGGTTTTTAGGAGATGATTATGCTGATAAATCTTATACAGGTGATGAATTAGGCATTCCTGTTCATTGGGTAGAAAGAAACCATAAATGGTCTACAACATTGTATAAAAAATTAATAGCTGAATCATGCAAGTAGAAATTTCTATAGGAGAATTCCTAGATAAAATTAGTATTTTAGAACTTAAGCTTTTACATATTGCTGATAAGAGCAAATTAATGAATGTTCAAAAAGAGTTATACCATCATAGTCCTCTTTATAGTGACTTAATAGAAGTATATGGAGATGAGCTAAAAGGTTTGTATCTTAAATTATCACAAGTAAATAGTAGTTTATGGGTTATAGAAGATAAAATAAGAGAATTAGAATCTAAAAAACGTTTTGATGATGAATTCATAGAACTAGCTAGATCAGTATATTTTACAAACGATAAACGTGCTGAAATTAAAAAGGATATTAATTTATTAACTGGTAGTGAACTTATAGAAGAAAAGTCTTATAAAGATTATAAATGAAACACTTAGAAGAAACACCTTGGTTTATTTGCGATAAAGAAGATGAGAATTATTGTGCATATGTAGACACAGATTCTAACTATTTTAATGCAGAACCATTATTACTTCATTTATATCCTAATTTTGAATCCTTTCCTGATAAAGAAAAAGATGATAAATTAGAAGGTGTAGCTTTAGCTTATCAAGATATTATTACTGAATATTATAATAAATTAGCCAAAGAATGTTTTAATGTTTCTACTCATAAGCTAGAAATGAAAACTGAATGTGTAATTAGATCAGCATATTTTAGAAACACTAGACGTTATGCCCAATGGATTACTAAACAAGAGGGAATTGAAAAAGAAATTTTAGATATTAAAGGATTAGAATTTCAAAAAACTAATTTCCCTCCTATTTTAGGAAATTTCTTTAATGATATTTTACAACAAATATTAAAAGGAGCAAATCACAATGAAATTTTAATTCAAATTAAAGATTTTAAAAGTAAAATACTTGAAGGAGAAATCCCATTTACTAAATTAGGTAATCCTACTGCTGTTAAAAAATTAGAAAAATACCAAGGTGCTAAACCTAGAGCAGGTGAAATGTTTACTGAGATTTTAAAACCTTTAAGTCAAGCTAAAATAGATGATAGGGGAAAATTAATAAGACCCCAAAGACAATTAGGCGCACCCGCCCCAGTCCGAGCTGCTATTCGTTATAATGATTTACTTAGGATATGGCAATTAGATAAAAAACATAATTTAATGACTAATGCAGATAAAGTAAAATGGATTTATCTAAAAGAAAATCCTTATAAAATAGAAGCACTAGCATTTATGGAAAACGATTTACCTGAAAAAATAAAAGATTTTTTAGAGAAATATGCTGATCGTAAAAAAGTATTTGAAACTATTTTATTAAATAAGTTAGAAGGCCTTTTTGGTGATTTAGGGTGGTCTTTAGATCTAAATCCTTATTTAAAAAACTTAAAATATTTTGAAATCTAAAAAAAAATTCGTATATTATAATCATGATAAATCAAAAACTACTAACTAGCGTTATATCAAAATATTATTTAAATGGGATGTTCTCCCAGGTTAAATGGCGTATTAAAGATAACACTTTAACTATTTATGCAAGCGAATCAGGAAGAGCAGTAAAAGTCCACCTTAAAAATTTTAAATTTGAAGATTGTGAATTAGGTATATTTGACACTTATAAACTTTCAAAATTATTATCTATTTGTAATGGAGAACTATTAATAACAGCTGAAAAAACTCATAAAATCTACACTAGATTACATATAGCTGATTCAAATTTTGATTTAAATTATGCATTAGCTGATATATTTGTAATTCCTAAGGTTAAATATCTCCCCCCTATAGAAAACCCACATGTTGATATTGATTTAACAGTTGAAGATATTGATGCTTTAATAAAAGCAAAAAATGCATTATCAGATCAAAGTAATTTATTAGTTAAAACTACTACTGATTTAGATGGAACTCCTACTTGTGAATTTACTTTTGGGGATATTGATGACTATTCAAATAAAGTAACTTATACTTTGAAAGGTGATATTACAAAACAAAATGTAGAATTACCTTTTGATTCTGATGTCCTTAAAAATATATTTTCTGCTAATAAAGACATGACCCAAGGAAAATTAAAAATTGAAGACACTCCAGAGGAATATATAGGATTAATCCAACTTAATTTCTATTCAGAAGATATAGAAACAGAATATTTTATTACTAGGAATGAGTAAAAATAAACCAGACATGTATGCTGAAGATAAAGCAATTATGCCTTATGGTGATAGTGTAGCTGCTCCTAAAATAGAAGTAGAAAATATTGCATTATGGAAATCTGAAAAAGTAGGAAAAACAAACGAGTATTTTAAAAGCAGATTTGATGAAATTAAATCTGAATATTTAAAATTAATAGAAGAGTTTAAATGGAATGATTTAGTATATAAAGCTGAAATTCGATTTACACCTTCAAAAGGAAATACTTATTACCTTTATCAAAGAGAAAATGAAAAATTATTTTTATCTCTTATAGAACCTGAATATTGGGATCAAATTTATATTGGTTCTTTTAGATTAGATTCTAATGATAAATGGGAAAAAGTAGAAAGTTAATATATTTATAATAAAGTAACAATGTAGCTAGGGCACAATGTTATGTTTTAATTAACCGACGATCTTAGGACGTCACAAATTTAAATGATATGAGTACATTATTTTTAGAACGAAATCCGTTCGACATTTTAGTAAGGAATTTTTTCCAAGAAGCAGGAGCATACCGACCTCTTGCAGAATCCAAATTACCCCACCCTTTAGATATTTACGAAAGAGACAATGGTTTAGGCATTGATATTGCTTGTACTGGAATCTCTAAAGAAGATATCGAAATTCTTATTGAGGGTAATATCATCAGAGTAAATTACGAAAGACCAAAAGATGAATTAGACGATGTCTATATCCATAAGGGTATTGCCAAACGCTCATTCAACCTAGGTTGGAAAATTGATAGTAAGTTTGATTTAAGCACAGCAACAGCTGATTTTAAAAACGGACTATTACAAATAGTTATACCTTATGCTGAAGGATCAAAGCCAAAAACTTTGAAAATTAAGTAAAAACAATTGTAAAAAAGCGTGTCCTAGCGCCATTGTTTTTGTATATTCACGCATATGAAAAAATTTAAACAAATACAAACAATCACTGACCCTGTATTAGAACCTTATTTCATCACTAGAGATGAATATAGTTTTACTGTGAAAGAAAATGTAGCACCTAATTCTAACCATTTTAGAACGAAAGGAAAAGGGAAATCCTATGAGAAATCATTATCTTATTATCCTACATTTGAAGCCGCATTAAAAAAGATAGCTGTATTAAAGTTATCACAAAAAGAAAATTATACTTCAATAAATAGTTATATTGAAGAATATAATACAATTAGTAACCAAATAAAAATTTTTACCGATGAGCTTAGAAGCACTATTTGATGCCGTTATTGTAAAACCCATAGAGGAAGAGGAAACTACTTATGGAAATATTATTGTCCCTGATATTGGTAAAGAAACAAATCAATTGGGAGAAGTTATAACCGTAGGTCCGGGTAAGTATACCATTTCAGGTGAAATACTCCCTACCCAACTCCAACCAGGAGATAAAGTTGTACTACCCACAATGGGTTTTACTAAATTACCATACAATGGAGAAGAATATTATGTAGGACCAGAAAATCAAGTTTTAGCAAAAATAAAAGATGAGTAAAGAAATTATATTTGGTACAAGTGCCCGTGAAGAATTAGTAAAGGGTATTGATAAATTAGCAGACGCTGTAGTAGCAACTTTAGGCCCCAATGGTAGAAATGTTGTAATAGATAATGGTGAATCACCCCAATCCACTAAGGATGGTGTAACCGTAGCTAAATCTATATCACTCTCAGACCCAACACAAGAATTAGGTGTTAAATTAGTTAAACAAGCAGCTATACAAACAGCAAATAAAGCAGGGGATGGTACAACAACCTCTACCTTACTTGCACGTGAAATGGTAAAAGCAGGTTTGAAAGCAGTTGCACAAGGTGAAAACGCAGTACGCATTAAACGAGATATAGATAAATCAGTAGAAAAAGTAGTAAGTAAATTAAAAGGTATAGCCGAAGATATTTCATCTGAAGATCAATTAAAACAAATTGCTACTGTATCAGCTAATAATGATGAAGAAACAGGTGAATTAATTGCTACTGCTATTGATAAAGTAGGTATGGAAGGTGTAGTACATATTGAAGAATCTAGAACTGGGGAAACATACCTTGAAACTGTAGAGGGAATGCAATTCGATCGTGGTTTTAAATCACCTTATTTTGTCACTGACAATAATAGTATGTCATCGATACTAGAAAACCCTATGGTTTTACTTATAGATCAAAAACTCACACAAGTAAAAGATTTATTACCAATCCTAGAAGCAGTATCATCACAAGCTAAATCACTATTAATTATTGCAGAGGATATTGACAATGAAGCATTAGCTACTTTAATTGTTAATAAAATGAGGGGTACAATGAAAGTATGTGCTGTAAAATCCCCCGATTTTGGTGATAGACGTAAACTAATTTTAGAAGATATTGCTATTACAACAGGTGGTCAAGTATTCAGCAAGGAAAAAGGGATGAAACTTGATAAGTTTAGTTGGGATTGGTTTGGTGAAGCACGAAATGTAACAGTGTCTAAAGAACAAACTACTATTGTAGATGGTAAAGGATCAATTGAATTAATTGAGGCACGTATTGAAGAATTACAACAACAAATCGACAAGGCAACAACCCCATTCGAAATCGAAAAACTTCAAGAAAGGTTAGCAAAATTTGTTGGGGGAGTAGCTATTATCCATGTAGGTGGAGCTACTGAAACCGAAATGAAGGAGAAGAAAGATAGAGTAGATGATGCACTACACGCCACTAAGGCTGCCATTGAGGAAGGAATTGTGCCTGGTGGTGGTGTTGCTCTATTATATGCTTCACAAATATTAAGTCGAGCCCAAACTGGTAGTGGTATAGTTAGAAGAGCATGTAGAATGCCATTTAACCAAATATTAGTTAATGCAGGATATGATTCAACTGAAGCACAAATGTTGGGTAAATATAAATTAGTGGAATCTGGTAATGATACTTGGGCTGGGGTTGATGTTGAGACTGGAGAAGTTATCAACATGAAAGAATCAGGTATTATAGACCCTACTAAAGTAACTAGAACAGCATTGCAGAATGCTGCCTCAATAGCGGGTACAATATTACTTACAGAATGTACAGTAGTAGATGAACCCCAAGAAGATAAACAACAACCGCAATTAGACCCAATGATGGGTATGATGTAAATTTAAATTTAATTAATTATGACAAAGCAAGAAATTTTCGAGCAAATTGGTGAACTGTATGAAACATTTGTAACAGAACACAACACAACAACCAAAGCAGGAGCACAACGTGCTCGTAAAGCCATTGGTAGTATCAAGAAATTGGTAACAGATTATAGAAAAGCTTCAGTAAATGAAAGCAAATAATCCTGAAATCAATGTTATTGAGGATAACGTTCTTATTGCCAGGCGAGTTCCCCCTGGTGATAAGTGGCGTTTAGTGGCTAATGAGCCAGATGGTAAAGTACATTCTTCTTTAACTGATACTTTAGAAGCATATATGATGGCAACTGGATTTAAAGGTGAATATAGATTAGCTCCTTTAAAAAGTGAATTATATGCCGTATCAACTACTGAAGAAGTAATAGAACCAGAACCAGAAAAAAGATATTCAATCTACGGGGAGTACTAAAATAAAAGTTGTATATTGGGGCATATGAAGCAACATACATTATTAAATGAAATTTATCGGCCTAATGATTTAGAAAATTATGTAGGCAATGCAACCCTAAAAGCATCTATAGGGAAACAATTAGAACAAAATGATATTCAAAATTATTTATTCTATGGACCCGCGGGATGTGGTAAAACAACTTTAGCTAAAATTATTATTAATAACCTCGATTGTGAATCACTTTATATAAATGCGAGTGATGAACGAGGAATTGAAACTATCAGAGATAAGGTAGTAGGGTTTTCTTCTGTTGCTAGTTTAAAACCTTTAAAAGTAGTAATATTAGATGAATCTGATTTTTTAACAATTCAAGCACAAGCTTCTTTACGTAATGTAATTGAAACGTTCTCAAGAACTACTAGATTTATTTTAACATGTAATTTTGTAGAGAGAATTATTGATCCAATTCAATCACGTTGTCAAACATTTAAAATAGTTCCACCAACTAAAAAAGAAGTTGCAGTCCATATAGCTGGCATATGTGATAAAGAAAGTATAGGTTATGAAGTTCCAGCTTTGGGAAAACTAGTAAGCAAGTATTATCCAGACATTCGTAAAATGTTAAATGCAGTTCAAGCAAGTACAATAGATGGTCATTTACAGCTTGATAAAGATTTACTAGTATCGTCCAGCTATATGGATTCTGTGCTTGAAAAGTTAAAACAAGATGATTTTAAAAATATTAGACAAATAATAGCAGATTCAGGAGTAAGTGATTTTGAAGAATTATTTCGATTTTTATATGATAATGCTTCAGAATACATGCCTAATAAAGAAGGAACAGCTGCTATTTTAATTAATGAACATTTATATAAATCAAATTTTCGTATAGACAAAGAGATCAACTTAATGTCTTTAATCCAAACCTTAATAAATAATAAATAATGGAACAACAAGTTCAACAACCACAAATTGATTTAAAAAACACCCAAGCTGTTAAAACAAGTGATAATACTAATGTATTTCAACAAGGAGTAATTTTACGTAAAGTATCTAAGTTTGTAACTGGTACTCAAGAAGATGCATTAATGCCTATTCCTGTATTTTATGAAGCAAATACTGGTAAAATTTTAACTGATTCTGTACCTAAAGAACTAAGAGAAGAGTTAGCTGATGAACTTATTTGATTGGCTTAAAGAGATTAACTCTAAAAAGTCACCTGTTGAGTCATTTAATGATGATGATTGGGAACAATTTAATTCATATATGATTCACAGGTTTCTTAGTATGAATACTGATCTTATCGAGTTAGTAAATGAGACACAATCCTTTCATCCTACTGAAAAAAAACAAATTTATCAAGTTTACAAAGAATTTATTCCAAAAAATAATAAATGGAATAAATATATTAAACCCAATAAAAAATCCCCTAATAAAGATTTATTAGAATATTTAAAAAACTATTTTAAACTATCTACTAGAGAAATTCTAGATTATTTACATATTTTAGATAATACAGAATTAATTCAAATATTAGGCCAATTAGGGGTAGATAGTAAAGAATCAAAAAAATTAATTAAATAAAATTTAATGATAACTGTTATTTTAAATGGATATAAAAGACCATATGCCTTAGCTCAACAGTTAGAAGCAATAAAATCTCAAACCCTTCAAGCCCAAACTGTAATGATGTGGCAAAATAAAGGTAGTGAGTTTGATTTTGATTTAATTAATTCTACTCAACATGCAAGTTGTAATTCTAATTTAGGAGTATGGGCTAGATTTTCATATGCTTTAAATGCTAAAACCCCTTATATTTGTATTCTAGATGATGATACTATTCCGGGGAGTAAATGGCTAGAAAATTGTATTAGCACTATCCAACAATATGATGGATTATTAGGTACTATAGGAGTTAGATATGAAAGTAATGAAGCATATTGGCCCTCTCATAGGATAGGATGGGCAAACCCAAACGAAAATGTTGAACAAGTAGATATTGTAGGACATTCTTGGTTTTTTAGGAGAGAATGGCTTTCTACCTTTTGGAGAGAACTTCCTGAAATAGACCAATCAGTTTATGTAGGAGAAGATATTCATTTTTCTTATACTTTACAGAAATATTTAAATAAAAATACTTATGTTCCTCCCCATCCTGCTAATGATATTGAAATGTGGGGTAGTAAACCTGAAACAGCTTGGACTATAGGAAACGGCCCAGATAAAGTAGGAATATCCCAATCCCCAGAATCTTTTGAGGCATTTAATAATATTTATTCTTTTTATATTAAAAAAGGATTTAAAATACTAAAAAATATTAATTAAAATGGAAAAATCATTTATTTTACATTCTAATGAAAAATATTTTGATATAGTATCTACTTGTATTAAATCAATAAGACAATACAGTAATTTACCTATTTACTTATATTTAATTAATAGTAATAAAAAATGCAATATAGCTGGTGTTACTACAATTAAATGGGATATATCATTCAAAGAACAAAAAAACAATTATATTGAAGAAGGTAATAACTTTTATATAAATAGAAACAGTAGCGAAATTTATAATATCCTAATCCAAAAACCATTAATTACTAAACATGCTTTAGAAAATTTTTCAGACATAGTAGCATATATTGATAGTGACTCAATTGCTACTCCTTATGTAGAAAATATTTTTAATTATTTTAATCCTAGTGAATCTTATCCTTATTTTAGTCAAGGAATATACCAATTTTTACATTGGAATGGAAGAGGAGGAGCAATGGATGAAAATGATTTAAGTACCACTTTAGAACATCCTATAAGCGAATTATTTAGGTTAAATCAATATAATAGAATAGCTAGATTTTATAGACAAACTGGGTATTTTATAACAGGAAAAAACAATATAGATTTTTTAGAAGAATGGGATTGGATGTGTAAACATCCCACTATATTAAAAGACACAGCTTACTATGCTCCTTTTCATGAAGAAACAGTATTAAATCCTTTACTTTGGGACAGAGAATTTTATAATGGCTTGCCTCTTGTATATATTAATGGTACATTGGAGACAATAGATGAAATTTATTCTCATTTAGGTTTTACGGGAGATGTAAGAGATATAAGACCATGGCTAAAAATACCCGCTAATAAAGAAGAATTATTATTTTTCCATGGGGAAAAAAGAATAAATGTAATGAATAAAATGATAACTAAACTAAATCAACTATATGAAACCGGAACTATTTGAAATGTTAATGGCACAAGCAGTGGCCGAAAGAACAAAAGCAATTCTTACTTTAAACTTATTAAGCGAACACCCCGCTGGAATTGGAGACCATTCAACAGATGATTTTTATAATAATGCTAATGAAGCATTATCCGTTTTAGTAGATGCAGATGATAAAATTGAGACATTAAATAAATATTTTACATTACCAAAAGAACAAGTTAATGGGTGATATAGTATCAAAAGCATTTGAATTAGAAGAAAACGCTAAACTAAAAGGTATGAGTGATAGAGAGATTATGGATGCAAAAAATCCAGATGCAGCAGCAGTTAGAAAATTTGAAAAAGACTATCCTGAATTATCTCAAGAATTTAGGGAAATACAAAATGAAATGTATGAAATGTTTGCTCGTAAACATCTTGATTATGGTCTAAATAATATCGCTTTAGGAGGAGATTTGACTAATGATGATGATAAAAAGTTTTCACTTACTGGTTTAACTATTAGATTAACTGATAAAATTAGTAGATTAAAAAATTTGCTTATTAATGGTAAAAACTTTGTTAAAGGCGAAGGAATGGAGGACACGTTTATTGATATAGCTAATTATGGAATAATTGGTTTATTAGTAGGACGTGACAAATGGAAAAAATAAATTTTGGCTAGAAAAATACCTAAAATAGTAAGGGAGATTCGTTCGAATCCTCCCCAAGAGATTAATTTTGCTTATCAAAAGAATGTCTCATACTCACAAATGTCTATATTTCGTGGTTGTCCATATCGTTGGAAGTTACAATATAAAGACAAAATAAAGGCATTCACTTCATCAATCCATACCGTATTTGGAACTGCTATACATGAAGTACTCCAGCATTATTTAGATGTAATGTTTGATACAAGTGCGGCGGGTGCCGACAGAATTGATCTAGAAGAATTATTCAATGAAAAATTTATTGAAGAATATCAATCCCAATACAAACGAAACAAAAATCAGCATTTTTCATCTGCTGAAGAAATGAGAGAATTTTATGAAGATGGAATTGGTATTTTAAATTGGTTTAAGAAAAAACGTGCTAAATATTTTTCTAGAAGAGGATGGCATTTAGTTGGTTGCGAAGTACCTTTAGTTATTTCCCCAAATAAAATGTATACTAACATAAAATATACAGGTTTCCTTGATGTGGTATTATATAATGAAAAATACAATACATTTAAAATTATAGATATTAAAACTAGTACTCGTGGTTGGAAAGAACGAGATAAAAAGAATGAAGATAAACAATATCAATTATTATTGTATAAACAATTTTTTAGTGAGCAATATGGTATTCCTTTAAAGGATATTGAAATTGAGTTTTTTATTGTAAAGAGAAAAGTATTATCGTTTGATGATGAAAATATTATGTCCCCTCACCAGGCATATAGGGTACAAACATTCAGTCCACCTAGTGGGAAAATAAAATTAAGTAGAGCTAAAAAAGCTATAGATAATTTTATAAAAGAATGCTTTGTATCAAGTGGTGAAATAAAAGAAATTGAATATCCTAAATCACCTTCAAAGTGGAATTGTACTTTTTGCCCCTTTAAAGAAAATTTAGAACTTTGTGGAGAAGGGTTAAAATTTTAGAGATATACATATATTTATAATAAACGTTTTAATAATAAAGATTATGCCAACAAAAGACATGACACTTACAAGTGTAAAAGTTAAAAGCGATTTATTTGAGAACTTCAAGATTGAATGTGTAAAGCGTAAATTTTCATTCCAAAAACTTGCCGATCGGGCTATTTATTTGTATCTTACAGATGAAGATTTTCGTAAACAAATTTCTAATCAAAATACTCTCGAATTATAAATCCAAAAATTAATGAAAAATAGTTTTGAACATGTTCCTAAAGAAGATAGGAAAAAAATCCTCTTAATTTGTGATGACATTAGAGTACACTCAGGAGTAGCTACAGTTGCTCGTGAAATAGTAGTACATACTTGCCATCACTTTAATTGGTGCCAAATTGCAGGAGCAATTAAACATCCAGATAAAGGTAAAGGGTTAGATATTAGTAAAGATACTGGTGACCAAGTAGGAGTAAATGATGCTTATGTAATGATGTACCCAGCTGATGGTTATGGTAATATTGAGTTATTACGTCAAGTTATAGCTAGAGAAAACCCAGATGCATTATTACTAATTACAGACCCAAGATATTTTACTCATGTATTTAATGCTGAACAAGAAATACGTAAAAATATTCCAATTGCTTACTTAAATATATGGGATGATTATCCTGCTCCCATGTATAATCGTGCATTTTATGAAGCATGTGATTTATTAATGGGGATTTCGAAACAAACAGTAAATATAAATAAAATTGTATTGGGTGATGCAGCTAAAAATAGAATATTTAAATATGTTCCACATGGCCTAAATTCTGATGCTTTCAAACCCTTACCAGCAGATAATAAAGAATTATTAGAAACAAAAAAGAAATTTTTTGGTAAATCAGATCCTAAATTTGTTTTATTTTTTAATTCTAGAAATATTAGACGCAAACAAATCCCAGATGCTTTATTAGCTTTTAGATCATTTTTAGATCAATTACCTTATGAAGAAGCATTACAATGTAAATTCTTATTACATACCGAAATCAGAACAGATGCTGGAACAGATTTAGGAGCAGTAAAAGAATATTTATTTGATGAAAAATATCCTGATAATGTTTTATTTTCTACAGGTAAACTTTCCACTAATCAATTAAATCACTGTTATAATATTGCAGATGTCCAAATACTATTAACATCAAATGAAGGTTGGGGACTAACAATTACAGAAGCAATGTTAGCTGGAACTCCTTTTATAGCTAATGTTACAGGAGGTATGCAGGATCAGATGCGATTTGAAGATAAAGATGGTAATTGGTTTACTCCATCCCCAGAATTACCTTCTAACCATAGACAAACAATGAATAATCATGGGGAATGGGTTTTCCCATGTTTTCCTACATCACGTTCGGTTCAAGGTTCACCTATGACCCCTTATATTTTTGATGATAGATGTAAATGGGAAGATGCTAGGGATCAAATTATAGAATTATATAAAATGACTCGAGAACAACGTAAAGCATTAGGTTTAAAAGGTAGAGAATGGGCTTTAAGTGATGAAGCTGGATTTACCTCTAAACATCAAGCTAACAGAGTAATGGAAGCTTTTACTGAATTATTTGAAACTTGGAAACCAAGAGAAAAATATGAAATAATAAACGCTACCGAATTTAATGGAAGACATTTAAAACACGAAATTATATACTAATGAATAAACCAGTTTTTGCAATAAGTTGCCCTTTTGATACTTACTCCGGTTATGGCGCTCGTGCTAGAGATATAGTTAAAGCAATAATTAATACCGGTAAATACGATGTAAAATTAATGGCCCAACGTTGGGGATCAACTGCTTGGGGGTTTTGTAAAGATAACCCTGAATGGGAATTTTTAAACAATCATAGATTACCTGAAAATAAGCTCACAACAAAACCCGATATTTGGATGCAAATTACTATTCCAAATGAATTTCAAACAGTAGGAAAGTATAATATAGGATGTACTGCTGGGATTGAATCTAATTTATGCAAACCAGAATGGATTGAAGGTTTAAATAGAATGGACATGAATTGGGTATCATCTAATTTTGCAAAGCAAACTTTTGAAAGTGTTAATTATGAAAAAATTAATAAACAAACAAATCAAAAAGAAGGGAATATTACTTTACAAAAACCAATTGAAGTAATATTTGAAGGTGCTAATTTAGATGTATATAAGCATATTACATCCAAAGAAATTAAAACAATTGATTTAAGTGAAATAAAAGAATCTTTTTGTTATTTGTTTGTAGGACATTGGATGCAAGGACATTTTGGTCATGATAGAAAAAATGTAGGTAAAATGATTAAAGCATTTTATGAAACTTTTAAAGGACCAAATAAACCAAAACCTGCTTTAATTTTAAAAGCATCTATAGGAGTATCTTCTTATATGAGTAGAGAAGAAATTTTAAAGCGAATTAAAAATATTCGTAAAACAGTTAATTCATCTACTTTACCTAACATTTATGTTTTAAATGGAGAATTTAGTGATCAAGAAATGAATGAATTGTATCACCACCCTAAAGTAAAATCTATGATTAGCTTTACTAAAGGAGAGGGATATGGTAGGCCCTTACTTGAGTTTAGTCTAACAGGTAAACCCATTATAGCTAGTAATTGGTCAGGACATACTGACTTTTTAAAAACATCCTTTACTACTTTAATTGGGGGTGAATTAGAAAATGTACATGAAAGTGCAGCTAATGATTGGCTAATTAAAGAATCTAAATGGTTTAAACCACATGATGGAGAAATAGGAAAATCTTTAAAAGATGTTTATAAAAAATATAAACAATATTTAGTTAAATCTAAACAACAAAAGAATTTTAGTAGATCTAGATTTAGTTTTGATAAAATGCAAGAATTAGTTGATAGTGTTTTAGAGGCAAATATACCTAAATTCCCAACACAAACTGAATTGAAATTACCTAAATTAAATATTCCAAAATTACAAAAAGTAGAATAATGGCTTATGATAATTTAATAGAGTGCACCCGCTGTGGTTCAGATGCATGTTATGTATCTGAAGTAACTAAAGATATAAAAATAGAATTATGTTATGGGTGTGGTTTTCAATCTAATTCTTTAATGACAGTTGATAGCCAATTTTTAAAGGAACAATTAGAAACCCTTCCAGATCTTTATAAAGCTTTAATAGGTGAAGAAGAATCAAGTAAAGTATGGATGCCCTCATTTCATAATGTAGAAGGAAAAGGTATGGTGTTTGCTGATGGCAGTGGCCCAGAAAACTGGAAATGGGGAGCTGTAAAACATGTTAAAGTACCTAAAAAAGAAAGAAAAAAATATAAGAATGCTAAATATAGAGCAGACATGTCTACAATAAAACATTTTGAAGAACGTGATTTTATGGATGCTCTATCATATATTAAAGTAATACCATGAAATTAGGAGATTTAGTAGAAAAAATAATTCGAGTTATTACCTTTGGTCAAGGTAAAAAAATAGCAACTAGGGTAGCTAAACTACGGGGAAAAGAAGATTGTGGTTGTGATAGAAGACAACAAAAATTAAACAATTTAAGTGATAACCTTTTTAAATTTACAGAAGTGGGTACCCAATCTTCTATAAATGTTAGTTGGAAAGAAGAATGGAAGGAAATTAGAAAACAAGTTAGTTGTTCCTGTAATTTTGTAGAAGGAATAGTTGAAATAAAAGATGCTAACGGGGCTCTTATTAAAAATATTAAGTTTGATAGGTTAGATTTATTAAATGGGACTAAACGAAATATAACCCTTGAATACCCATCCAAAGCAACCCCAGTTATAGCAGAAATAAAATATAAACAAAAAGAAGGTGAATTCACTACCCCAGTAATTATAAAAATATGAAAATAAGTTATGCTATTACTGTTTGTAATGAGTTTGTAGAGATACAAGAGCTTATAAGATTCCTTGTTAATAATAAAAGAACACAGGATGAAATTATAGTATTATTTGATGAAAAAAATGGAGATGAAGGAGTAGAGTTTTTCTTAAGAGCCAAATCAGTTAATTCTTCGTTTGGATGGCATTCAGGAGAATTTAATAACCATTTTGCTGATTGGAAAAATAAACTAACAAGTTTATGTTCTGGTGATTATATATTTCAAATAGATGCTGATGAAATCCCTAATAAAATCCTTATAGAACAACTACCTGCAATATTAGAATCTAATCCTGATAATGAAGTTTATTTAGTTCCTAGGGTTAATACAGTAAAAGGTTTAACAGAAGCTCACATTCAAAAGTGGGGATGGAAAGTAGATGATAAAGGATGGATTAACTATCCTGACTACCAATGGCGTATATGGAAGAATAAACCAGAGATAAAATGGAAGAATAAAGTACATGAAGTATTAGAAGGATTTAAAACATATGCTCCATTGCCTGCTCAAGAAGAACTTTCACTATACCATCCAAAAGATATTAAACGCCAAGAAAAGCAAAATAATTATTATGAAACACTCTAAAAAAGTTTGGTATGCCCCCAATAAATTTGAATCTTATGGGGAAGAAGAAATCAAAGCAGTAGAAAAATGTTTACAAGATGGATGGTTAGCTGGCTTTGGGCCTTATTCAATTGAGTTTGAAAAGAAAATAGCTGAAGAATTTGGTAAAAAGTATGGGGTGTTTGTTAATTCGGGTTCTTCTGCCTGTTTATTAGCTTTAGCTGCTTTAGATTTACCTAAAGGGAGTAAAATTATTACCCCTGCTTTAACTTTTTCTACTACGTTAGCCCCAATTATACAACTGGGTTATATCCCTATTTTTATTGATTCAAATTTAACTTCCTATGTTCCTACAGTTGAAGATATTTTAGATAAAGTTACTCCGGAAGTTAAAGCTATAATGGTGCCTAATTTAATAGGCAATAAACCAGATTGGTCTTTATTAAAAGCGGGGTTAGAATTAATAGATAGAACAGATATTATAATAGTAGAAGATTCAGCTGATACCGTTACTTATACTAAAGATTCTGATGTTTCAACTACTAGTTTTTATGCCTCACATGTTATTACTGCTGGTGGGATGGGTGGAATGGTAATGTTTAACGATAAAAAATATGTTAAGCGCGCACTTATGTATAGAGATTGGGGTCGCATTGGAGATAACAGTGAAAACATGGATGAACGTTTTGCTCATGATGTTGATGGTTTGCCTTATGATTATAAATTTTTATATGGTGTTTTAGGTTATAACATGAAATGTAGTGAAATGAGTGCTGCATTTGGTTTAGTTCAACTAGAACGTTTCCAAACATTTAAACAAAAAAGAAGAGATAATATTGAACGTTACCTAGAAAATCTCAAAGATGTAAAAGAATTAATCCTTCCAGATGATAGCATTAAACCAAATTGGTTAGCTATTCCATTCCAAACTGAACGTAGATTAGAATTACTAAATTACTTAGAAAATAATAATATCCAAACACGTGTTACATTTGCAGGTAATGTTACTAGACACCCAGTTTATAGAGAATACTTACAAGATTTTGAAAATGCTGATACAATTATGAAAAATGGGTTTTTATTAGGTGCCCATCATGGAATGGATTTAGATGATGTAGATTATGTTTGTGATAAAATTAAAGAATTTTTTAATAAATGAAAATTGCTTTCTTAACAGAAATGGACTTTGGGGGTAAAATACCTCCATCACACCCAAACGCTCGAACAGAATTTGCTTGGATGAATGCTTTAGATGCTACCCATTTTAATATAAGGAAAATTGAAAATGTAAAAGAATATGATATTGTTTTTATAATATTACCTAAAGGGGAAACTTATTTAAATGCCGTTGGGGTAACAATATCCCAAAATCAAAATCCAATAAAAGATATATTAAAACTTCCTTTAATTGATATATTAAAAAAACAAAATTGCAAAAAAATATATTTTATACAAGAAGGTCCTACTTGGTTATTTAATGATTATGATATGGAGGATCAAATTAATTTTTATAATTTATTAAGTAATTTTGATGGTATATTCGCCCATAATAAATTTGATTCAAAATTTTATAAAGGACTACTCCCAGATAAAAAAGTAGAAGTAATACCCTCTTTATTAATAGAAGACTTAATACAAGAAATTAAACCAAACCCTGAAGATAAAGTTATAATAGGAGGTAACTTTGCACGGTGGTATGGTGGTTTTCAAAGTTATATGATAGCCCAGTCTTTTAATCTTCCTATTTGGGCACAGGATTCTCATTGCAAAAGAATAGGAGAAGATCAACTTCCTAATTTATCTCACCTTCCAAGGTTAATTTGGGTAGATTGGATGAAGACTTTATCTACATTTAAATATGCAGTACATTTAATGCCTACAGTTGCTGCTGGAACTTTTAGTTTAAATTGTGCCTATTTTGGTATCCCTTGTATTGGGAATGAAAATGTAGATACACAAATAAACCTCCATCCATTAACTTCTGTTAGTTCTGAAAATGTAGAAGAAGCTAGAAAATTAGCATTAAAATTAAGTACTGATAAAGGTTTTTATAATGAGTGTAGTCAAGTATCAAAATCCCAATATACTTCACTTTATAAAAAAGAAAAATGGCTAACTAATATAAAAGAAAAAATATGATCACAGTTATATTAAATGGTTATAAAAGAAAAGATTATTTAGATGAACAATTAATTGCACTAGAAAATCAAACAGTTAAACCAACTGAAATACTTTTATGGTATAATAACCCAGGAGATGGTAATGAACCTAATTATGAAATAGGAACTAAAATCCCAGTAGCATACTGTAACTATAACTTTGGGGTGTGGGCAAGATTTTATTTTGCTATGAATGCTAAAAATCCTTACATTTGTGTTTTTGATGATGATACAATCCCAGGAAAAAGATGGTTAGAAAATTGTTTAGAAACAATGAAAACACATGAAGGGTTACTTGGATCAATTGGTGTTCTATACCCAAACCCATTACCCCCAGAACATTCATCCTATTATGAACATTACCTTAGATTTGGGTGGGTACCTGCTGGAAATAATGATGTACCTGTTCAGGTTGATTTAGTTGGACATAGTTGGTTTTTTAAAAAAGAATGGTTATCTTATATGGTAAGAGAATTACCTGATCCAAAGTATAATACTTGTGGTGAGGATATGCATTTTAGTTATATGTTGCAAAAATATGCTAATATTCCTACTTATGTTCCTCCTCACCCTAGAGATAATAAGGAATTATGGGGGAGTATTAAAGGAGGCGAATATGGGGGTGATGCTGTATCTCTATGGGAAACTAATCAAGCTAGTATTGAGGGAGTACCATTTAAAGAATTAATGAATCAATATTTTAAAGAACAACGATTAAAAGGTTGGAAATTAGTAAATGAAAGATAAACCAATATTATTATGTTTTGGTACTAGACCAGAGTGGTTAAAAATTAAACCATTAATTAAACTTATGGATAGAAGTGAATATAAACTTTTATTCACAGGCCAACATGTTGATTTGTTAAAAAACATAGAAGTTGATTACCAAATTAATATGAGTACAACAAATAATAGACTAGATTCAATTATATCAGATTGTATGTTACAATTCCCAAATGGTAATTTTAGGGGTGTATTAGTACAAGGTGATACTGGGTCTGCATTTGGTTGTGCTTTAGCAGCATTTAATAGACAAATTAAAATTTATTACTTAGAAGCAGGTTTAAGAAGTTATAATTTAGAACATCCTTATCCTGAAGAAGGTTATAGACAAATGATTGCTAGAATTTCTGATATTAATTTTTCTCCTACTCAAATATCTTCTAGTAATTTATTTAATGAAAAAGCTAATGGTTATACTCATGTAGTAGGAAATTCTGTATTAGACAATTTAGTTGAATATAAAGATAAGTGTGAATATACTAATAAAGTATTAATTACTTTACATCGTAGAGAAAATCATCATTGGATGGACAAATGGTTTACCAATATAAATCAACTAGCAAAATTAAATACAGATTTAGAATTTATTTTACCTATTCACCCAAATCCTAATGTCCAAAAACATAAACATTTACTTACTAATATAAATGTAATTAACCCTTTATCTCACTCTGAATTATTAAAAATATTAGTTAAATGTAAATTTGTGATAAGTGATAGTGGGGGGTTACAAGAAGAAGGTTCTTTTTTTAATAAAAAAGTAATTGTATGTAGAAAAACCACTGAAAGACCCGAAGCAATTTATACAGGTCATTTGCATATATGTTCTACCCCTGGTGAATTAGAAAAAATATTTGATAAAGTAAATAAAGATCCATACATTAACAAAAA